GGCTTCCCCGTTGTTGGCTGCGTTGGACACGATTCGTGACCGTGGGTGTGCCCTTGTCATTGAGGCTCATGCTGGGCACGCGTTGAATCAGGGCGGTGAACGTGACTTACGTCCGAGGGGTTCGGCGGCGTTGATGGGTTGGCCTGAGTTTGGTTTGGGGCTAAGGTTGCCTAAGCCGGGCACTGATGTTTTTGAGGTGACTAGGTGGCGTGGTGATCGTGACCGGCGGGACTTTCCTACTGGTTTGGTGAAGGGTGGTGATTGGCCGTGGACTCCGGTGATTTGAGTGGTGAGGGTTGGCGTGTGATGGTTGGTTCGTGTCTTGTCAGGATGCGTGAGTTGCCGGATGCAAGTGTGGATGCGGTGGTGACTGATCCGCCGTATGAGCTTGGGTTTATGGGTAAGTCTTGGGACTCGTCGGGTATCGCGTTCAATACTGCGGTTTGGGCTGAGTGTTTGCGCGTTCTCAAGCCGGGCGGTCATTTGTTGGCGTTTGGTGGTTCTCGGACGTGGCATCGTATTGCGGTTGCGGTGGAGGATGCTGGGTTTCAGATTCGGGATTCTGTGGCGTGGTTGTATGGGTCGGGGTTTCCGAAGTCGTTGGATGTGTCGAAGGCGATTGACAAGGGCACTGGTGAGAATCGTGCGCGGCAGTTGCGTTTCACCGAGTGGATGCGTTCGACAGGGATTAGTCAAAATGATTGCGCACTAGCAATTTCAGGTTTTGCGAAAAACGTTGAGTCTGCTCGGGCAATGGCGCAACATTATTTCAGCGACAAACAACAACCGGCAATTGCTACGGCAGACGTTTTTGATGCTATGCGCCATTTGTTGCCGGACGTGCCGGAGGAAATCGAGCGTTTGGTTGCGGAGCGCACTGGTATTGAGTGGACTGCATACAAAAACCGCGAAGTGATTGGCAAAAAAACTTCAGGCATTGCCAACAAAGAAGAAGGGCCACGCCACACTATTGGTGCTTCTCAAAGCGTTGAGGTCGATATAACAGTTGGGGCTACTGCTGACGCGGTGAAGTGGCAGGGGTGGGGTACTGCGTTGAAACCTGCGTTTGAGCCGGTGATTGTTGCTCGTAAGCCGTTGGTGGGGACTGTTGCGGCGAATGTGTTGGAGTATGGGACGGGTGCGTTGAACATTGACGGCACACGGATCGGGACAGAAGAAAGAAATATGACCGTAAATGAAACAGGGTTTGGTGCGAATTTTATGGACGATAATTGGCAACCATCCGGCAGCGTTTATGAGAAAACCGTTTCGGGTCGTTGGCCTTCTAATGTGGTGTTGGATGAGTTCACTGCCGGGTTGGTAGACGAACAAAGCGGACAGGTGAAGGGTGGCACTTGGAACACTACTGATGGTGCGCGAATGTTTGACAATGATGGGAAGCCAACGGGTTACGCAACGATGCGCAAGGATGATTCAGTTGGTGGCGCGTCACGGTTTTTTTATGTGGCTAAGGCTTCTAAACGTGATCGCAACGAAGGCCTCGACGCGCTAGAAGAACAACGACACTCAGACCGCGAAAAGGACGACGGGGTTGGCGGAGACAATCCGCGAAACCGAACCAACGCGGCGAAACAAAACTTTCACCCGACTGTGAAACCAACTGACTTGATGCGCCAACTTGTGCGCTTGGTTACACCACCTGGCGGGGTTGTTCTTGATCCGTTTACGGGTTCGGGTAGCACTGGCAAGGCGGCAATACTCGAGGGCTTTGAATTCATTGGTTGCGAACTCACCGAGGAATACTTGCCGATAATTGAGGGCAGACTAAACCACGCTGTTGCCACGGTAAAGGCCGAGCAGGAAAAAGAAAAGGAGAAACTGTTTTGAGCAGATACATGGAACTGTTGGAGTCTGAGCGTTTCGGGGTCACTAGATCCCACGCGCAACACATGGCGGCATTGGACGCTGAACGCACCTACACATATAAACCTGAAACTACATCTAGTCAACCATCAAGTGAAGATATAGACTTATTACGGTTAGAGTGGCAGTCACTAAGATACAAACAGGCAAGAAAACAAGCCAAATGGAAACTAATGAGAGGTAATGATGGCAAAAATTGAGGTAACCGCGTTCGTGTCTGACTGGAAGTTTAAGACTGACGAACCAAACCCTGATTGGGGTATGAAAATCAACGAGTCTCACAGCAAGAAAAACGGTGACGCTTGGGAGATTGTCGGCCACACACGTTTCACGGTGAAGGCCGCTTACGGTGTTGATATTGACTTCAAGGCGTTCAAGTCTGGGGATCGTGTGAAGGTTACAGGCACTCAGGTCACTGAGGAGCGCGGCGAGTACAAGAACCTGGTTATCAAAGCTGACAGTGTTGAGGTTCTCGCGCCTAGTACGCGTTCACAGTCTGCCCGGCAGAGCGTGCCCACTATTTCGGATGCGCCGTTCTAATCATGTTGGAGGGATTGACACCGCCGGCGAAGAAGCCGTTACTGTGCAAACTGTCTCGCTTGCGTGAAGGGTTGGATAAGTCTGATCAGAAGATTCTTGATGACGCTGTTGCGAATACTGAGGATTGGTCTGCTGAGACGTTGGTGCGCGAGTTGCGTAAGCATGGCCTTGACATTGGCCGTGAGACTGTTCGCGCTCATAGGCGCGGTGACTGTTTGTGTGTGTCTGAGTAATGTTGGAGAACCTCGAACCGGCAAAACGGGTGACTGTCAAAAATGACGTTCGCCCTGGTATCGAATTTGACGGTACTGAGGGTACGGCTACGACACCGGGTTATCTGGGTGAGAAAACAAACTTTGACGACTACCTGCGAGAAGCCGGGTTTGACCCTTCTGAAATAGAGGTCACGTCCGACAGTATCCGCACCTCGAGGTGGCAACAGCAAAAAGACGGTGAACTGGTTTGGCTGACCTCCTATCGGTTTCATTTCCGTCGCAAAACTGCGGTGGTCAACCTTCCCTTACTGTTGGCCGAGGCAAAACGACGGGTCAAACCTAAGCCCATAACCTCGCCGGGAAACCGGGCACTTGTCGTCTTGTGGTCTGATTTGCAGGTGGGGAAGGTTGACCATCGTGGCGGGCTGACTGAGTTCGTTGACCGTGTGGAAGTAATGCAGTCGCGCCTGTTGGCGTTGGTGAAACGTGAGAAGCCGAACCGTGTCGTGTTCGTCGATTGTGGCGACACGGTGGAGGGGTTCGACAATAAGGCAAGCGCGAACCAACTGCAAAGCAATGACTTGAGCATCATGGATCAGGTTGACCTTGCCACAACCTACGCATGGCAAACACTCAAACAACTTGTGACACTCGTGCCCGACGTAACCTATCTGTCGGTTGGTTCTAATCACTGTCAATGGAGGGTCAATGGTCAACAGGTTGGCAAGAAAACAGACGACTGGGGAGTCTTCATTGGCCGCCAGTTGGCACGCCTCGCGTCTGAGCAGGAACTACCAATTCGTTTTATTGAACCTCAGGCACATGACGAAAGTTTGTGCCTTGACGTTTTTGGTGACGGCGTACATCGTCTTGGAGTCGTGCATGGCCATCAAGCATCAAATGCAAACGCGGTGGCGGATTGGTGGCGTAAGCAAGCGTTCGGGCGGCAACCCGTAGCCGACGCCTCGGTTCTTGTTCACGGCCATTTTCACCACCTAAGGGTGACCGAACTCGGATCAACAACAACGGGCGGTTCACGGTTTCTTGTGGGCGCGGCAACTATGGACAACGGTTCAAACTGGTGGCGCACATCGTCAGGTGAGGACTCGCAACCTGGTCTGGTTTGTTTCGCTCTCGAGGAAGGCGTTGATTTTACTGGGACAGTCTGGAAACTGTAATGGCTAATTACCTTTACGTTTGCGAGAACAAACACGCAAGAATTGTTCTTATGTCAGTGTTTCAAACTTCCGCCATTTTCTGCGACGAGTGTTCGCTGGAGATGTGGCGGAAACCACAACAGTACGGTCTGAGCTTCAAAGGCTCAGGTTTCTACAGTAAGGATAAATGAAATGCACCTATTCGGAAACGTTGGTGATCGGCCTAAGGTTTCGTATCGTGACGCGATTGAGCGACGTAATGATGCGTTACCTGCTGAGCCTGAAGATCAGGATGATGAGCCGGAATGACAGGTTTTAGGTCATGTTGCCAGAAGTTGCCTTTCATTAGCTGACTTCTGAAACTGGCGTTTCATCCGTGAAATTGCAGAATTTGCGTTTCAAAACCTGGGTTTCAAAAGTAGCGTTTGGGAACTTGCGTTTGAGAATTTGTGCTTAAAGAGCAGAGTTTGGAAAGTCAGGTTTCAGAAATTGGTTTTTGGAAAATGAGTTTGAGAAGTCTAGTTTGAAAAGTTGACTTAAGGAAGTTGACTTTAACAAATCGAGTTATGAAAAACTCATTTCAGAAGTTGGTGTTCAAAAGTTGAATTTGAGAAGTTGCGTTTCAAAACTTAAGTTTCAAAACTTAAGTTTCAAAACTTGAGTTTGAGAAGTTGAGTTTAAGAAGTTGAGTTTGAGAACTTCATTTTGAAAAGTTGATTTTGAAAAGTTGATTTTCAAAAGTTGATTTTCAAAAGTTGATTTTCAAAAATTGATTTTCAAAAATTGATTTTCAAAAATTGATTTTCAAAAGTTTGATTTCAGAAGTGGCGTCTTCAAACTTGCAGTTGAGAAGTTGAGTTTAAAAAGTTAACTTTTGAAAGATTCATTTTAGAAGTTCGATTTCAGAAGTTAAATTGAAAAACATGAGTCTCCAAAGTTGCAATTCAGAAGTCACATAACCACCGACACAAAACCAAAACTTGAAATCAACAACAACAGTTTTAGAAGTTGCATTTATAAACGCCACTTCAAGAACCTGCACAACGAAACGCAACTATTAAAAGTTGCACTAGGCAAAACGAAAGATGAAAACTTGACCAAGACACTGGCACTTGTCCCATGGGACATAAGCTCCCCAGATACTGGCGGGAAGCAGCGTTGTTACGAGTTATTGACCGGGCTGACTGGAATCACCACTTTTGCGCTGTCGTGGGAAAACTTGGACACACAGACCTCACTAGAGGGAATGCCGTACCGCGTCATCCCCGCTGGTGTTAAAGCGCAAGACAGGGCAAGCCGACTGTTCGGGCAAGGATTCCACAGTTACGACGCGATGCCCACACTATGCCTTAATGACCTAAATGTGATGCGCAAAGCCATCGACGACTACAACCCTGACCTAATTATTCTCGAGCATCCGTGGCTTGTCGAGCTGACAGAAGGCCGACCCTACGTTTACGACGCCCACAACTTTGAGAGCATGAACACTGCCATGTTGTTCGGGCGTAACAGCATGGACTATCAAATGGTGTCCGACATTGAGCGTTGGGCTGTCGCCGGCGCGGAACACGTGACGTATTGCAGTGCTGACGATTGGCGCATGATGGGCGACAACTGGGAGTTACCACCTGGCACACACATCCCGAACGGCACACACCTACCACAGACTGTGGCAACCGGCGAGAACCTCAACCTCATCTTTGTCGGATCACTGTACGGCCCGAACATCAAGGCCGCGAAAAAACTCATTGACATTGCCCACCTGTTGCCTGAGTATCACATCAACATTGTTGGACGTTGCACTGAGGCGTTACACACTGACGAACCCAACGTGACTCTCCACGGGTATAAGACTGAGCAAGCACTCGAGAAACTGTTGCAAGCGTCACACATCTTTGTGAACCTGGTAACAGAAGGTTCAGGTACGCACCTAAAGATTGCTAAGGCACTCGCTTACGGGCTACCAGTAGTCACGTTGCCGGCAGGATCACGCGGTTACGACGCGGTACACATAACCGACCTTGAGCGTGCACCCGACGATATTCGGCAAGTAACCCGTGACTGGCATAACCGCCACACTGTCGCCCTACAAGCCGCGCAACAATACGACTGGGCAAACATCAAACAACAATTCGCGGACGTAATCCATGCGCTTCAATAAACCATGCCTCGGCTGCGGATCACTATCCAAAAACAACTACTGTGACGTGTGCGCAAAAGCAATCGAAAGACGACGCGACACCGACCCCATACGGGTAGCACGCAAACGACACCTTTACGGCCCCAACTACCGCCGGCTCGCACCAACAGTAAAAGCAAACGCAACAACCTGCCACATTTGTGGAGAAGGTTACAAAGCCGATGACCCGTGGGAGGCTGACCATTTGTATCCCGCACTAGGGGACGACAGCCCACTCGCACCAGCGCACCGGACGTGCAACCAACGCAGAGGCAACAAACCACTCTAAAAACGCCTTCACACACGCGCCTAGCCCCTATCCGGCATCTGACCGGAGTACCCTTTTTCCTGCAATAGCGCGCATCCTCAC